GTCAACGTCTCGGAATTCCGGCATTAGGCGGTAGGCTTCTTGGTAGCACACCCAGAGTGCCATCCAGTAAGACACGAAGGGGTCAGCGCCCTGGTTAGCAGCAGAGGCAGCAACACCGAGGGCGGAGGCACACTGGTCGGGGAGGGAAGCGAAGCGCCGAGCGTGGTCGCGGTCTATCCTCATCATGGTCTTGGTTGCATGCATGACCTGCGCGCCATCAAGGTAGAGCTCGTTCAGGTAGACGAATTTGATTGACGAGAAGAAGCTCTTGACGGAGTCCATCTTAAAACCGAGGTCGAGATACATTTGCGCCAAGATGTCGCGAGCTCGTGCAGCCTTCTCTTTAGCAGTGGTTATGTCGCCTGACAGGGCCACGACTGTAGCAGCATCGTCAATCAGGCAGAGGGTGTATGCGAACTCGTCGCGGCTCAGTATGTCCTCCTTGCGCAGTCGGTAAGCCCACATGATCAAGATGTGTGCGTGCATGGTGGTGTCGGAAGTAGCTGGCCAACCCTGGATGTTCCCTTCTCTGCACGGCGTTGACTTCTTGACTCCCCGTCTGTCGGTGAACAGGATGAGTTTGTCCCACAGCTGCTTGACTGCCGCTGGGTTCTTGCACTCTGTCGTACCCAATGCGTAGTTCTGCCATGCGTGGAATGTCTTGCGCGGCATCTTTGGGGACCAAGCCTCGATGTCAGTGGACGTGGCAAATGCGAGCATGCGAGAGAAGCGAGACGTCTGCTTTGCCATGTCCTGAAACTTGCGCTTGTGCTGGACCTGGTCAACCCTTATGGATACACCCGGGGTCATCGCAGCAAGAGGGCGGAGTGAGTGGTCGACCTCAGTGAGGATCTCGCGAGCCAAGTCGCAAGCCGAGAGGGTTTCCCTGACCTTCTTGCCAGGCTTGGTGTTCTCTGCTTTTCCAGCTATTGCGGCTATGATCTGGTCTGCTTCACCGACTTCCATGTTGAACACGCGTTCCCTCCAGGCTGACATCTCCTCACCGTTGGACATTGTGGGGCCATTGAAGAGGGCAGAAAGGAGCTCGTTGGTCGATGTGTTGCTGAGGTCGCGACTGAGGGACCTGTCGACGTACTTGTCTAAGTTCGCCACGACTCGGGTTGCATCCTGGGCCGAGAAGATATGGAAGTCGCCCGAGTGGTCGTACGGGAACACTCCACTGAGCCTACACTTGCCCCAATCTGCCTCAGGCGGCATGGTGAATTTCCCGGACATGCATCTCCCGTACCAGTCTTCGTTCTCAGCCACGTACCCGCTGTCTTGCTTGAGAGTTGGCTTGCGCTTCTTTTGGTGGACATAACGAGCAGTGTCGTAGGCTGAGCAAAACGCTATGAACTCGTTGATCTTGTCACTCTTGGGTGTGTTGGCAGATGACATCTTGCGTTCGACTTCGGTGTGGAGCTCGATCGGGCTTATGTCAGGTGGGGGGAGGAGGTGATACAGCTTGAGGATCTCGGCTTCTGCTCTCCCGACGAGGCCAAGTCCCTTCACAAAGCCGAACCAGTCACGCTTTGCGAGATGTGGGGCGAAGTCTTCTACTTCCTTTGCAAGTGCCACGTCACGTTCACGCCATCCGCAGTCGACTCTGGCAGCTTCTTCTCCCACTGAGTTCTGCCAGCGGGTGTAGCAGAGGTGCATGTGCCTGGCAGCGAGGCGGGCTAACTTGGGGACGGCAATGGCTGCTGATATCCAGCGGAGAGCCCGGAGATACGGTGTAGCCATCGGAGTGGGATCGGGGTCACCAGTCAGGCGGTAGAACTGAAATGCATACGTGGCGTTCCTCAGCGACACCATGACCTGCCTGAAGTTTGAGGCGGCAGAGGCATCAAGTATGTACAGGCAGTCACCAAGGTAGCAAAGTAGAACTCCTGATATGTTGTAGCA